CAGCGCTGGTTCAACGAGGCGCAGGCCAGGCGCAAGGCAGCGGCGCGCAGCGCGCTTCCCGAGGCATCAGCCGCCGTCGACACCTCGACTGGCTCGGATGCGGTCGGCATCGAGGTGCACATCGAGCTGCGCGACATCGCTCTGGCTGATGACGCCATCCGCATTGCGGCCCACGCCGGCTGGCAAGACCGCGCCATCGCGGCCGACGAGATCGCAGCGCGCGCCAATGGTGGCGCAGCGGATGAGGCCAGCGCCGCTGATGCCATCGGCGTGCAGGTTGATGCCCAGGCCGTTGACCACGCGGCCGGCGGCGACGGCATCGCCATCGAGCGGCGCCTCTCGCGCCACGTGATCGAAGACCAGACGCTGATGTTCCTCGGCGTCTGGTGACACCGAAGCCTCGCGGCTTCACCACCCGGCCCCGAAGACCAAACCCCGCAGCTCCTGCCCGACGTGCACCCCGGCAACGTGGCGCCGCCGAACAGTGCAGCGGCCAAGCCGCAGAAGACTTCGCTCAACGAATCCCAGGATTGACGACATGACGACAAGCGTACTCATTACCAACGCGGCCAGCGGTTTTGCCGTCGGATCGAACCAGGTCGTCAGCGATGCGACGGCGCTATCGCTCATCGCCGCAAACTATGCGAAAGCATCCGACCTGGTTATCGTTCCACCCGCTCTACCGGTCGATATTGCCAAGAGTCCCGCCGGCAGCTTAACTGCCCAACAGGTTGCTGGTATTAGTCAAAACATTATTGACCCGGCCGGCGTCGTCAAAGTTGGCGGAGGCATCCCATACTCGACACGCCCGACTGTCGGATTTGCTGGTGACTCCATTGCTCTTGCCCTGTCCGGACAGAGCATGGACTCTGCGCTGTGGTGGGTGACAAACCAGCTCTACCCGTGCGAATACATCCAGTCGATGGTCGTCGCCGTCGGCGGCAAGACTTCGGCGCAGATCGTCGCAGAACAGATCGCGGGGATTCAAGCTGCGCCGCCGCAAATACTTTTTCTTAACGGCGGGACAAACGATTCATCTGGCTTGGTGACCGCTGCGACAGTGTTTACCAATTTCGTGACGGTGACTGCTGCGGCAATCGCCGCAGGGGTCAAGATGGTCATACTGATGCCCATCTCGCCAAAATCAAATGTCGCGCAAGATGCGGTCAGCTCGCAGCGGCTGATCAAAATCAACCGCAGCCTGCAGGCATACGCGCACGCCACCGACAAGGTCTACTACTGGGACTACAGCGGCGCGCTGTCAACGCCGAACGGGGCTGTTTTTTCCCCGATCGGGGATGCGGTCGGCGGCAGTGGCTCGGTCATGATCGACGGGCTGCACTGGTCTGCCGCCGGGGCGCGGGCCGCGGCCGTATCGCTCAAGCCGATCCTGCAGCCGATCTTTCGCCCACGTCTGCCGCGCGCCATCCACCTGAGCGATATCTGGGATGCGACGCTCAACAACGGCGGCAACTACCTGGGCACGGCCGGGCTGTTCGCTGGCACGAACGGCACGCTCAATGCGGTCGGCAATGCTGGTGTGGCGGCAAACTGGGTAGTAGCAAGCTCGAACGGCATCACAGTCACGCCGTCGCTGGTGTCTGCGGCATACGTCAACAGCGGGTACACGGCGCAGCGCCTGGCATTTTCTGGCACCGTTACCGGGTCAGGTAACGTCGCGTTCTGCACCATGTCGCGCGTAATATTCAACGCGGCATATTTCACCGACGTGCCAAAAATTGATTTCGAGGGCGTCATACGCAATCAGTGCCCCGGTTTGGTAGGTCTCAGTATTAACATCGGGCTTTCAGGCGGAACATCTGTCAATAAGGCTATCGGCGGCAGCAATGCGACTGCGGTCGCAGCCAATACCATGGCAGACACAGATACCACGTGGTTCATGTTTCCTGAAAAGCCGGTTCAGTCAGTGTCTGGCAATAACCAGGTGACGGTCACGTTATCGATTTTTGCCCTTGTCGGAACTGTGCTAAGCGGGTCGATTGACTGCTCGCATTTCGGTGTTTTCAAAGAAGTGCAGTAAATAGTTATCCGCATGATGTTTATGCGTCCATCGAACCAGAAGCCTGCCGGCTTCACCACCCCGCCCGCCTCGATGGCGGGCTTTTTCTTTCTGGAGGCCTGATGCCCGAAGACCAAACCCCGCAGCTCCTGCCCGACGTGCACCCCGGCAACGTGGCGCCCTTGCTCTGCAAGAAGCTCTGCATCCCCGGCGTGCTCATCATCACGTCCAACGAGGACGGCTCGATGATGATGATCGCCCACGGCGTGAGCCACGCCCGCGCGGCCGAGATGCTCAGCCGCGGCACGCAGATCAACCTGAACCAGCACGACGACCTGGTGCGCCAGGGCGTGGCCGGCGCTGATGCGCAAGCCGCGCAGGCGCTGCTGGATCGCACTGCCGAGCAGATGGGAGCCATGCAATGAAGCCGTGGACCATCTTCCGCCTGACCTCGGCCGTCGCTGCCCTGTTCACCCTGTGGAACGACAACCAGGGTGGCGGCGGCACGGGCAACCCGCCCACTCCACCCGCGCCACCCCCGCGTGAGCCCGAGACGTTCTCGAAGGACTACGTCCGCGAGCTGCGCGAGGAGAACAAGGGATGGCGCCTCAAGGCCAGCGAGCACGAGACCGCCGCCAAGGCCGCCAAGGAAGCCGCCGAAGCCGCGAAGGCCGAAGCCGAGAAGGCCAAGACCGACGCGCAGACCGCCGCCGATCAGCGCGTGATCCGCGCCGAGCTCAAGGCCGCTGCGCTCAAGGCCGGCATGGTCGACCTGGACGGCCTGAAGCTGCTGGACCTGTCGACCGTGAAGCTCAACGCCCAGGGCGAAGTCGAAGGCGCTGAAGCGCTGATGGACGCCGCCAAGAAGGCCAAGCCGTACCTGTTCGGCGCGGCCAACACCAGCACCGGCGGCAAAGCGCCGCCCTCGAATCCGCCTGCTGCCAAGAAGGCGCAGGACATGACGCCCGAGGAATACGCCGCCGCCAAGGCTGCGCTCCTGCGGGCCTGACGATCCCGCCGCGCCGGCCCGGGCAGATCCCGAGCCGGCCTTTCTCAACCTCCCCCATGGCGCATGCGCGCCACCCCCCCGGATTCAGGGCAGATGCCCACGGGAACCACATCTCAACCCTGACCCTTGTAGGAGGCACACATGCCCATCCAGAACATGCCGGCGTCGCTGCAGAACGCCATCCAGACCGGTTTCCTCGAACGCGAGTTCCACGACGGCCTGACCTCGGCCATCGGCTACCGCGCCATCGCCGACCGCGAGCCCGTCGCGATCAACGTCGGTGAAACCGTCACCAAGACCCGCCTGGGCCTCAAGGCCCCGGTGACCACGCCGCTGACCGCCAGCGCCAACACCAACCTGGACAACGGCCTGACGCCCTCGGCGCAGACGATCGAGCAGTACGTGCTGGGCATCGACCAGTACGCCGACACGATCGACCTGAACGTCGTGACCAGCCAGGTCGGCATCGCCAACCAGTTCCTGGCGAACGGCCGCACGAACGGTGTGCAGGCGCGCCAGTCACTGGACCGGATCGCGCGCAACGCGCTGTTCGCCGGCTACCTGGGCGGCCAGACGCGCGTGCGCACCACCCTGGGCGCGCCGGCCGCGACGATCAACGTCGACGACGTGCGCGGCTTCGAACTGGTGCTGGGCACGGGTGCCAGCGCTGGCAAGTTCGTGTCGGTGTCGGGCACCTTCACTGCCTCGGTGCAGGTCGGCTCGAACACCTACACGCTGATCGGCACGGCGCGTGACGGCTCGAACGTCTCGACCACGCCGGGCGGCTTCAGCGGCACGCTGACTTTCTCCGGCAACGTGACCGTGGCCGATGCCACGGCGCTGAACGGCGTGTTCCACGCCAATGCCCCGGTGATCATCCGGCCGAACGGCAAGTGGACGGGCGGCAGCGCCTTCGCGGCGACGACCGCCACGCCGGCCCTGGCCAGCACCGACTTGCTGACCCTGGGTGTGATCGAGGACGCGGTGGCCAACCTGCGCAACAACACCGGCATGCAGGAGCAGATTTTCAATCTGTACCTGGACAACGTGTCGATGCGCCAGCTGTTCAGCGACCAGGACTTCAAGCTGATGTACCAGGGCCAGTACGGCAGCCCCGAGGCCCGCCATGGCAAGGTGTTCCAGCTGATGGGGGTGAACTTCGTCCCGACGACCGAAGCTCTGGTGCAGACGCACCCGACCGTCGGTACGCTGAAGGTGCGCCGCCCGATCCTGTGCGCCCCCGGTGCGCTGGTGGAAGGCGACTTCAAGGGCATGACGACCAAGGCCGAGGACTTCGCCGGCATGAACAGCGAGAGCCAGATGCTCGACGGCGTGGCCATGGTCACCCGGGGCCCGATCGACCGCCTGCAGCAGATCGTGGCGCAGTCGTGGTTCTGGATCGGCGGCTTCGTGGCGCCGACCGACGCGACCGCGAACAGCAACATCATCCCGACGGCGGGTGCGCAGTACCTCAAGCGCGCGGTGGTCATCGAGCACGTCTGATCCGCCTGATGGCGCGATGACGTGATCTCACGCCCGGGGCTTCGGCCCCGGGCCATCTCCCTCCCATTGAAGGACGCCGCTCATGGCCAAGAACGCAACCCCGAAGGCCGTGGCCGACGCCCAGGCCAGCCCTGCCAAGCCCGACCCCGCCACGCTGCCGCAGTCAGTCACCCTGGCCAGCCCCTACGGGTTTTACGACGACGATGGCGCGGGCAACTGGTGGGCCGCCGGCCAAGTCGTCACCGACCCGGACGAGATCCTGATCCTGATCGAGCGCGACGCGCCGCTGCAGCCGTTCGCCGGCCCGGCCGCCGAGCAGCCTGCCGCCTGAACTGAGCCCACCTGACCATGAGCTTCACCACCGCAGAGAAGGTCGACATCCGCCGCTTCTGCGGGTATGGCCTGTACGCCACCGGCACGCCGCTGCCGGCCAGCGGCTACCGCTTCTCGACCGCCTACGGCGTACTTGAGTACAAGCTGAACACGCTGGGCGCCGAGGAGGAGGCCGTGGTGCGCACGACCTACCTGGCCAACCTCGCCACGCTCGAAACGGCCATCGTCAGCACCTCAGCCAATCTCGACACGGACCAAGCCGCGGTGTGGAAGCACAACCGCAACGAGTACCGCGACCGCCAGGCGCTGTACAACGGCTGGCGCCGCGAGTTCTGCGCCTTCCTGGGCGTGCCGCCCGGGCCCGGCCTGGGCGAGGGCGGCGTCTCGCTGGTGGTGTGACATGGACGGCACCACCATTCAATCCCGCATCTACGCCGGGCGCGGCAAGGCCGCCCTGCGCATCGGGCTGGACTGCCGCCAGTACCGCCCGCTCACGGCCGGCGCGCCGCTGGGCAACCTGGTGGGCACGATCAAGGCCGCGTTCAACAGCGGCGACAGCACCTATCTCACGCCCAACATGCCCGGCGATGCCTACTGGCATGTTGACCTCGACGGGCGCAGTACCCAGGTGGGCGACTACCTGGTGCGCGTGAGCGATGGCGCGACGTGGTACATCGCAGCGCAGCAGCAGATCCTGCCGATCGTGTGCGTTGACTGCAACCGTTCGCTGCGCATCACGCGCCAGGTCGACGTGACGACCGTCGGCGCCGTGGGCTACAGCGGCATGGTGCCGGCGCAAGAGGTCGACGTGCTCGGCGCGCCTGGCGCGCTGTGGCCGGCATCGGTCCTGCTCATGGGTCGCAAGGAAAAGGCGGTCGACCTTCCGGCCGGCGTGAAAAACGCGGGTTGGCGCCTGCTGCTGCCGCCGTCTGTGCCCATCACCCTGATGGCAGGCGACATCGCCACTGACGACCTGGGCCGGCGCTACGCCATCGGAGCGGCAGAGCTGACCGAGATGGGCTACCGACTGAATGCCAACGAGGTGCATTCCTGATGGCCGACATCTCGCAAGTCGCTGACGCGCTGGTGCAGCTCGCCGCGGCCGTGCTCTACCCGAACGGCACGGGCTCGCCCAGCGCGGCGGGCGTGGGCGTTCGGGTGTACCAGGGCTGGCCGATCCCAGAGCAGATCGACAAGGATCTGCGCGCCGGCACACCCGTGTGCCATGTGTCGGTCTACCCGAGGCCCGAGGAGCGCAACACCACCCGGTACCCGACAGCGTGGCAGCAGGCCACGGTCAACACCGCGACGCTGACGCTGGCCATCGCCGGCCAGGCGGTGACGGTGGGCGGCACCATCCCGGCATCGAACA